CTTTTTCTTTTCTTTTGTTTCCATAATATAATATAATATAATAATTAAAAAAGACCCCGCCGAAGCGGGATCTTATTGTTATTTTTTGCTATTAAGAAATAACAGCAATAGTTGTAGAACTAATTCCAGAGCTTAATGACAATAATGGAGCAACGCCAGAAGCGCCGTTCATTTTATCAATAGCACCTAAAACAGCATCAACATCAGCTTGAACTAAATCAGAAGATCCATCTATAGTAACTTTGTAACCACTAAGGTAATTTACTACTATATCGTTAGATACTAATTTAACATCACCTACGTTTTCCGCAGATACTAAATCAAATTCAGCAGAAGTTCCAGATGTAACTGTACTATGCTTTTTTATTTTAATATAACCCATAATTTCTATTCTTTTAAATGTTAATAATTAATTATGCTCCTTTGAATAACACGAAGTTATTAGCAGCTTGAGTTACTAAACATCTTTCAGATAAGAAGTGTACAGACATTGCATCTAAATCAGAAGTATAAGCTCCACCAACTGAACCAGTAATCCAGTTTTTAAATCTTCTATCTTCAGTTTCAGAAGCTCTATATCTAACGTGTAAGAAAGGACGTCTGATATTAGCGCCTAGCATTTGATCGTAAACTGTAGAAGTTCCAGCAGGAACTAAAACACCGTCAATAGCTTTATCTAATCCTCTAGTAGATGCATCGTTTAAATATTTCCAGTCAGTTTTGTAGAAGTCATAAGAACCTCTTCTAAAACCAGAAAATCCAAAGTTTAATGCCATTTCTTGCTCATTGTCAAAAAGACCATAAGAAGCAGAAGCAGTAGAAGCATAACCTCCACCGGCCATAGCAGCAATCATGTCATCAAAATCAAGAGCAGTAGCTCTAGATAAGAATAACATGTTTTCTTCAATAGCACCTTGCTTGTCTAAGTTTTTAAGGATTTCATCGAAATCACCTAAAGCACCAGCTCCAGGAGTAGCAGCTCCAGCAAAACCAGAATATATGTTACCTCTATCTTCGATAGCAGCAAACATACCTTGTGTACCTTCATATCCTGCAGTACTTAATGCAGAAGCGTTACCGTTAGCAAGTTTAGCATCTTCACCTTCAACCATCATCATTTCAAGATAATCTTCAAAACGTAATCTAGTTTCAGATTCAGCTTTTAAATACCATAGGTATCCAGATGTTCCGTCTTCAGTAGCAACTTCAACCCACCCAATTTGAGCAGTATCAGAACCATTTATTTCGTACTTATCTTTAATGATTACAGGTCTGTTAGAGTATTGAGTAAAAGATGGCTCAATAGAACCTTTCATTCCAAAAGAACCTTTTTTAAACTCAGAACCATAAACAAACATGTTTAGTTCAGTTGTATTAAGTAAAGCAGCGTTAACTGTATCAGCTCCGTAAATCTTACCTTTGCAGATAAAAGCGTCAACTGATCCATTAGGCACGCTAGTTCCAGCAGTATCAGTAACATCAGTCACTAAAACTTTCATTGTTACTAAACCAGTTGCTTGATCAGAAATTAATACTGTTTGTCCAACTCTAATAGCCATGTTAGTAGCTGTGTTTGGAGCAGCAATATTAGGTCTAAATGTAACCTCTGCAGTACTTGTACCACTATTAACAATAGTTAAAAAAGTTCCAGTGTGTAAACCTTTGTAAGAAACGTGAAGTCTATTTTGTTCAGACCAAATTACTTGATCAGAAGTCATAGGCATTTCAGCTCCTACCATTCTCAAGAAACCAGACAAAGTCCTGTTTCCGTATCTTTCCACCTCTTGCTCATAAAGCTCAGGTAGATATTGTTGTGCGAAATCCTTACCAGATCCAGTGTTAAACTCTAAAAAGTTAGTGCTTAACGCCATTCTATTCTGAGAAGGAATTATTGAGGCAGGAAATGCCCCTCCAGATAAACTCATTTATGTAGTTTTTATTGTTTTTATTTTTTACTTTTTATTTTCAACTTAGAACTATCTACACCATTTATTGCTTTTACCCTTAATCCATTAATATAAACATCACCAGAAGCTGTTGCTCTTGGCTCGTTTGTTATATTTTTAGATTTTGCCATTACATCTTTAACAGCGTCGGCTTTGCCTTGCTCATAAAAATGATTAGCAATAGTATCAGCATTTTTTGCTGCATAAATAGCTTTATGATAACCTTTATAATCTTTAACAGCACCTTTTTCGTCTAAGAACGTCTTGACAAAGTTAGTTAAATTTGATTGGTCTTCTGCAACAGCATCTGTATCTTGTATTCCATATCTAAATTTCTTTTCTCCAATATTAAAATCAAAACCTTTGAAATCTTTTTGAAAATATTCTTTAGTTGATGTTTTAAAGCCATCATGCTGTTTTTTTACTATTTGTTGTTCTTCATTGTATCTATTGAAAAAGTCCATCGCTTTTTGTTGTTCCTGAGTTACTCCTGGCCTCAACTTGATTTCATCGTAGTATTTACTCTTCGTTTCTTCCAAAAACTTTCGGGCTTTGGCAATTTCTTCTTTATAGGCTAGTTTTTTCTTTTTTATGTCTCTTTCCTCATCAACCTCTTCGTCATAATCAAAACTATCCTCTAAAATAAATTCAACCTCATCTCTGTTTAAATGTGGTTTAGTATTTTTATAATATTCTTTTAATAGTGAAACATCGTCAATTTTAGAATAATCAGCGTTTAATCTCACATAATCCTCAACAGTTCCACCAGTATCCTCCATAAAAGAAACTAATTTTTCGATGTTTTCAGGTAACTGTTTACCGACTACTTTTTCATCTCTAACTGCTTCTTTTAATTCTTGCTCTACTGCTTTTGTTTCTTTTTCTACTTCTTCTTCAGTGATTTCAGATATAGGGCTTACACTTTTTTCGGTAGGTTTTTCTTCTTTGTGTGTTTCTTCCACTTCTTGCAGTCCCACAACTTGTTCTTCTTTCTTCTCATCAGACTGTAACACAACTTTCGCTGCTTCTGACTCTTGAACGGCATCTTCTGTTTTTTCTGTTTTTTTACTTAAATCTACTTTTGTAGTTTTTGTTGTTTTATTAGTAAGTTTTTTTGGCTTTTTTTTAATTTTAAACTCACCTTGTTCTAACTCCCCTGTGGAAGTTTCTTTTATTTGTTCTGACATAATATAATATAATAATTAATAATTGTTTACTGTGGAGCAAATTGTTCTAATCCAAATCCTCCTAAGTTATCATTACCAGCTGATTCAAAATCTGTTGGTAATAAATCGTTTTTCCTCTGGTCAATCATTTGACTTTGTTGAGTTGCTTGTATTTTAGTTCTTTTATCTTTTCTATCTTCTATTTCTTTTTCCTTGATAGTATCGCTTTCTATTCTAGCTTTTGCCAACTGCATATTATACTGGAACTCTTTTTCCATTAATTCTTTTTTAATAACAGCTTCTTGTTCCATTTTTTGTATAGCAAATTGAGATTTAGCTTGCTCAAACTGTATATTTGTTTCAGATATAGCTTGTTGTTTTTGAACTTCATTCATAGCAGCTTGCTCAGCTGTTTGAGCATTTGCCTGTGCCTGTGCTTCAATATTAGCTTGAGCAGCTTGTTGATCTTGCTTTTGTTTTATTTTTCTTCTTTGCTTTAATAAAGCGTTAGCAAGTTGTAAGTTTTTAACTTCTCTTATATCTATAGCATCTTCTAAATATATCTGTCCAGACTGTAAAGCAACTTGTATATTTTGCTCTAACATAGCTTTTTGCTCTTCATCAGGCTCTAGCTGTAAAAATACACCAAAGTCATGTGTATTTAAATCTAACAACTCATCTAAAGTACCTACGTTATAATTAGAAATACTTGACATTAAAGCTTGCCTAGTTAAAGGAAACATTAAAGCATCTGCTGCTCTAAGAGTTATATTCTCACAAGTTCTTAAAGTTAAATACAAACTAGATTGTAATATATGTCTAGTGGCTGTGTTTGAGTTAGCAGCAGCTAATTTCTGTAAACCTACTAAAGCGTTTTTATCAGGTGTCGATCCATCCCTTGCTTCATTAAGTCCAGTTACATCTCTTATCATTTGTAAATAATACTGATAAGTTTGTATTAAAGAAGCTATTTTATTACCACCGCTTGACGATTGAAGTTCTTGTATAGGAACTTTACCCATGTTAGGATCACCATCCTGAGTAAGTGATCTACCTACAATAGAACCAGTTTGAAAATACATATTTAAAGCTTCTTGAGGGTTGTAACTTGTTCCATTACCTAAGTCAACTTCTGCTAATCCATCCACGTCTAAGTAAACACCGTCAGGTACTATTCTAGACATTACCTGTTGGAGTTTTAGATGTGTTAATTGTATCATATCAGCAAAACCTGTAATACGAGATACTAACGACTCTATGCGTCCTTTATACATTCTAGGAGCACAGATGTTATAGTTCATATTAACTTTAACTAAATTAGAATTAGGTCTAGTCATGTTTTCAGACAACTCCCATTTTAACATTTTAGGATGTCCTAATATTTTAGCTCCTGAATAAAGTACTTCAATTGATCTAAATGCTTTATTAAAGTTTTCACTTTCAGGTGGATTAAATGAGTCTGTTTTTTCTAGTGCTTTTTCTAATCCTGTAGAAGTTCTTTTTATTTTAAAAACCTGATTAGTGTAAGTTTTATACTCAAAAAATAAAACTTGAACATTATTATTATCATCTTTTCCATTCCAGTTTCTAGAGTATTCTGTATTACCAGGATATTTTTGTATTTCTTCTAGTTCTTCAGGTGTTAAATATGGAAATTGTTTTTTAAGTTCAGGTAAACTAATTGATTTAACTTCACCTACATAATATATATCTTCAAAGTTTGGATCATCAGTATATGAATAAACTAAATTAGCAGGATCCACATAGTCAATAGTAACTCCTTCAGATCTATTAAAGCAAGTTTTAACAGCTCCAATACCTAATACCGTTAAATCATAGTTAAATCTTTGTCTTATTAAGTCGTACTTATTTTTATCTAAAACATTGTTTATAAGTTCTTCTTCTGCTATTTCTATAGATTGCTTATAATCTAATTGCATGTGTATTTCTAATTCATCAACAGTCTTAGGTGCTGTTTCTCTGTCTTGACTAGAAAAAAGATTTACACCTGTCATTTGCTGAACTCTTGTTAAGAAATTTTCTGCTTCTATATCTCTTAATAACCCTTGAGCATAGTTAGTTCTTTTTACCGTAGATTCAGGATCTTGAGCAAAAGCATTTATTTCATAACTTCTTTGAGAAATACCATTAACAACAATATCTACAAATTTAGGTATAACAGGAACTGGTTTCCAGTCTAAATTTAAATAGGATAAATCACCATTAATAGATAGTTCATCTTTATATTTTTGAATAGATTGTTCTCCTCTTGCGTAAAGTCTTAAATTATGATAATTATTGTAATTAGTCCCATATTTATAAGCTCCTCTGTAATTATTAAACCACTCGCCTTCAATAGCTCTACCTACCTGAAGACCATACTCTAAAGTTTTCTTTTCTTCATCCGGAACTACTTGATCAGGGAAACTACTATTACTGTTTGTCAAAATTTGCATTTACTTAATTATTTTTGAAAATGATCCTTTGTTATTATATTTTTTAAAACCTAAACTTATTGGTTTATTAATTCGATCTCTAATTGGTTTATATTTATTTTTATTACAAGCCATTATAGCTAAACCTGAGCTTATAGAAGCATCATGCTTTGTTCTATTATTTATATTAAACTTTGCCCAGTCTTCTAAAGTTTTTTGTAAATACATATCGCCGTATGTATCCCCATTAAAACCAACATGATCTTCTATGTAAGATTCAATAGCTGCAGCATGTGCTTGTTTAATATCTTCACTTGAATTAGGTATTCCACCAATTTCCTTTTCAGTTGTTGATAATTTATTCCATATTTTATCAGGTCTATTTATTGAAAACCCTCTATAACCTCTACGTTTAAAATAGTATAATAACCTTGGTTTATTATTTTCCGCTAATATTGGCATACCATAAAATACACAAGCCATAAGTACGTCTTCAAAGAATATTTCAGCTGTTTGTGGCCTTGATATATATTCTAGAAAGAAATGATTAGGCGGAACATCATCCATTGAAAATTTAGTCAACCCGTGTAAAGCACCGTTAGATCCTTTACCATCTACTGTTCCTGATATATCGTAACTATCACAACCAAAAGCACCTAAATGCTCGTTACCTGGGTATTTAACTCCATTTTTAATAATAACTTGATTTTGCAAGTTACTAGGAGGTACCCAAGATATTAAAAATCTTCCATTTTTATTTGGGTAAAAACTTACTCTTGTATCTTTAACGCCGTTATTCCATTGAAAACTACCGGTAGTAACAGCTGCTACATTGTTTAATTCAGCATTATAATCTATTTGCTCATATATTTTAACCAAATTAAATAAAGATGCTTTTGTTTCGTCTCTAAAAGCATGTTGCTCTGTTCTTGGAAATTGTCTATAATATTCATTTAACCCGTCTTGGTCGGATTTAAGTCCGTCAACTTCATTTTCCCAATGCTCAATAACTCCGTTTGTAATTTCAAAACCATCAACTCCTTTGACTGGATCTTTACTTCCAATGAAGACAGGTAATCCATAAGTATCGATGAATCCCTCGTAGTTCCATTCCATAGGAATGAACAAGCTATAGAGCCCAGAAGATGTTTGTCCGTTTCTATTTCTTTTTGTAACGTCTGAATTGTAGTATAATTTTTTAAAATTGTCTCCACCCTTATCTAAAGCATTTGAAGTTGAGCCCATCATACATTTACCTACAATCCTTGATCCTAGACGTAATGTAGTTTTTGTAACTCTCCAGTTATTTAATATATTATCAGGTCTCTCCCACTTACCACTTTCATCATGAGCTAATAGCTTTAGCTTTTCACCATCATAAGAGTTATCACCAGTATTTTTCCAATCAATAGTTGTATCAAGTCCGTCTAGTTCTCTAAGCTGTTCATTCGACTCAAGCTTTCTTCTAGTAAGTTTAGATGCTGGAACTCTATAAGCCAGTTCAGTTTTTGGCCGGTCCATACCATCTTGAATGGGTTTAAAAAAGAACGGGTAGTTAACTGATATGGGTACAACTTTATCTGTAAACATTTTCTTGGCGTCTGCACCGGACTTAGAGAGTATACCGAATCTAGAATCTGACGAAATCGTAGCCTGGTTAACAAGTTCCGCTGACGACATAAATGAAAATCCAGATCGTCTGTTTTTAAGGTAGCACATTCCGTAACATCTTGTATCTGCTTTACATGCTTCCCAAAATATAAAGAAGAGTCTGTTTGATTCTCTAAAGTCAGGTGCTCCAACGTCGATTTTTGACCATTGCAAGTACATGTAATGAGTACCAGTAATATATACAGGACTGCCACAATTGTAGAAATAAAAACCTTCTTCTCTACGTTTAAATTCTTCATCGATATAGTCATACCATTTTTCTTTAAAATCTGATGGATATTCTTCCCAGTCAAATCTACTTTTAATTCTATTTAGCTCTTTTGGATACTCT